GTTATCTTCTTATTAGAGTTGGTTAGATGGTTGTATACTTTATTTACTTGTATTGTGGTCAATCACTTCTACCTTAAAACTCTTTTGTTTTGTATCGTGCTTTATTTCTCGCTTTGTACCGTTTAATCTGTGCGCCTCATCATCATCACTAATCAGCTTCATCAGCCCAATCTGTAATGTTGCGTTATCACTTTCGTACCACTTCTTACGCATATTGACTTTCATATCAGACCTGTTTTTTTGCAGTAGGCTTTTTATCTCGTCTACTTCGTCTAATTTATGTGTGTAAAAAGTTTGCTTGGAGTAGGGTACATATGCCATAATATCTCCTATGAATAATAGGTTATTTTCTTTGATAGCATCAATAGCCTGTTGTTTTATTTCTTCAGTATTATACATATAAGTATAACGTAATTAGTTTACTTTTTTAAAACACTAAATTATATATGATATTCCAAATAGCTATTGTCATAATTCCTATTACTATCCAAGCTAATATTTTTGTGTGGTTTATTTTCATAGTATTACTGTTTCTGACGCTTCGTATACCTTTGTCTGTTGGTTTCTTGGTCTTATATTGTTTCTGCGTGTTTCTTTTATTTCGTTTCCTAGTTCTTCTATCTGCTGTTTAAGTTGGGTTATTGTTTCTTGGAGTACTCTGTTTTCGTATGTCAGCGTCTCAACAGTAACAACAGTACCCTTTTTAGTATACATATTATAAACCTTATCGTATGCCTCTTTAAATGCAGGGTTGTGGTTATAATCCCAATCAAAGTTGTTTAGGGAATGTATCACAGTTGCGTGTGTCTGCCCTAGTGTACCCCCCATAGCCTTGTAACTCATTTTAGTAGTTAGGGTTAGTATCTTGTAGTATATCTTTCTTGCAAATACTATTTCTCTGTGTCTAGTGTTTATTGTTATGTCTTTTCCTGTTTGCTTCTCAATCAAAGTTTTTAGGTGTTGTATGTTCTCCCTGTTTCTTTGTGTAGTATTTAGTAAGAAGTTTTTGTATTTCATCTGTATAATAGTTTATTAGTTTCTCATTTGTGTTTTCGTATGCTCTTTGTAGTTCGCCTTTAAAGTAGGCATAACTTTTTATTAGTGTAGTCTTACGCATCTTTAAATACTTTGCGTTTGTTTATTAATTGCCATATCACTGTTGGATACATATGATATTTTCTACCTAATTCATTATAATTTTTTATTACTTTGTATTCTTCTCTTAATTTTAACACAAACTCTTTCGGATATTTTATAGATGCTTTATTACCTTTTGATGTATCTCTTTTACGTTTTTCTTTAGGTATGTCCATTATATTATCTCTCTGTGTGCCTATGGCTATGTTATTCCAAGAATTGTCTAAAGCGTTTCCGTTTAAGTGTCTGACTACAATACCATCTTGAAATAATTTATCTCCATATTTTTGATATGCTTGTAATCTATGCGTTTGAATATAAAGTTTTTTATTATTATTATTTAAAATTGTTGTTCTTTCATACCCTTCATTATTTATCGAACCAATCCTTCTGCGTCTTAAACCAATTAAACATCCGTCTTTTGTAACCCTGTAACCTTTCTCGTATGCTAGTTGTTCTTTATTCATAATTTAAAGCATCTAATATAATCATTTCTTCTTTAACCTCTTGTAGCATTTCTAAAGCATCTTCATAATCTCCTAGCTTGATGGCTAGTTGTATGGTTTCCATATCGCTTATAAATCGTTTCATAGTGTACCTCTTAATGTGTAACTGTCTAGGTCTGCATCTTCTATAAAGAACATCTTGTATCTGTCTATTGCTTCTAGTGTCTTGCGTTCTCCTTCTAAATAGAAGTCCTCTGATACATCGTATATCGCTATGTCTAGTGTGCCTTTGTCTAAAGCTATAAATGTAAACTCTGTATAAGGTATGTTAAATAGTTGGCAGTATATATAAACTTGTATATCATAACCATATTTTTTAGCTGAATAGGGGAAGGCTCGTATGTCGGTTGTAGTTTTTAAATCTACTATACCTTGCTTACCTAATACATCTGCTTTGCCTCTAAATGGCATCATATCTATATTACCAATAGCAGGTACTTCTGTTTGGCAATCAGTAATAAGTTGCAAGGCTTGTTCGTTCTTAAAGAAAGCATCTATTAACCTTTCGTTTTCGCTTTGCTCTTTTGCTGTAAAGCATTCTCCATACTCCTCTACTGCTTCCTTAAACTTTTTAGCGTTTCTACTTTGTACATCTATAAATTTTATCTCGCTGTATTTTTCAGGCTCTAGTATAGCTGTGTGAAATAAATGCCCTGCACGTAAAGCAGGGGATGTTTCATTCTTACTGTACTTTGTAATGTAGTGATATTTTTTTGGGCTTGTCTGTAACAATTTAATACTGCTGCTACTTAATGCGTGTTTACCTAAATGACCATAATAAAAGCTATCATCATCCATTTTAGATAGCAACTCTTGTCTATCCCACTTCTCTCCGTTTAGTAATGTTATCATAATCTATATGTTTGTTATAATGTTTTCTCTTGTAGTTTCTCGTATAGTTCTTTGTAATCGTCTGCTAGTTCTTTTGCTTTGTCTCTCTTTTGTCTTAATCTGTTTATAATTGCGTTAGCTTCTTTTATTTGCATCTCACAAGCTGTTGCATAAATATAGGAGTTTGTTAAATACTCCGTAACGTGTTTCAGTTCTTTGTTGTCAGGGCTTTTCTCTAACCACTTTTGTATTATGTGAGAGGCTGCTGTAAAGTCTCCCTGAAATTTAAGTTTTAGAAGTTCCCTGTTCATCTTTGTTTTTTAGCTGTTCTACTACTTGTTCTAGTATCATATATATTTTAACTATATGCTGTTCTAGTTCTTGTATTCTTGCTGATTGACTTGCTCGTTTCTTATTCATTCTTTTCGTCTAGGTAATCATTTGCATCTATGCATAAAGGATGGTCATCATCCATAGCAATATTAAATGTAGTTCTTAACCCTACACCTCTAAAATAGTCTATGCGTTCTTCCCAACTCATAGCGATAAAATCTTTATTATTCATATATGTTTGTTATTATAGCTTGTTTCTCTTGTAACAAATATACACTTTTATTTTGTTTATTGGTGTTCCACATTGTAGTTTTAGGACAGTACAGTTCTTCTTTCTTTAAATCCTTTAGGTCATTTAGCCAAAACATATAGTTTCCTTTAGGGTCATTTACAAAGTAAAACTTCTGAATGTCGCTATCCATCTTCATAAGATTGTTATACTTACCAACCTCTAGTATTTTGGTTTCATAGTACTTATCTCTAAACTTCATCTCAATAACACACTTTAATCCTTTAGGAGTAATACCTTGTGCATCGTATGGCAGCATTGTTTCCCCTGTGTGTACCAATCTCCAACCGTCTAGGTTAAGAGCAGTGACTAGGGCTTTCTCAAAACTATGTATTAAGTCTAGTTTCATATATCCTTGTTATTTGTGCTATCCATTCCTTTATGCGTTTTGGGCTGCACGTACAAGGCTCGTGGTAAGGGTGTGCAAATAAATCAGCGTGTATCTCACATACAAATTTATACTGCACGTTTGTTAGTTTGTTTCCAAGTGTAGCAAGAAATACCTGCCATTGTGATACTTGGTGTTGGCTCATTTTTCCTTTTGGCATATTATAATTCTATATCGTTCCACTTCTTTCTACGGTCATCACACCCACAGTCAGGATATATCTTTTTGTAAACATATCGTATGCCTGTGTACTTGGTTATGTAATATACTAAATCTCCTAATCCCATAATGTGTTTTGTTTAGTGTGTTCTTTAATTCGTTTTTTTGCTATGTTAAAATAGTTATCGTCCATTTCAATACCTATAAAATTTCTATCAGTATTTAAACAAGCTACCCCTGTGCTGCCACTTCCCATTGTAAAATCCAATACTGTTTCATTCTCGTTGGTATAGGTTTTTATCAGGTACTCCAGTAATGCGACTGGTTTTTGTGTTGGGTGTAAACTATTGCCGTTTGCTGTATGGGGTCTTTTAAAAAATTTAACGCTTGTAGGGTATGTACCCTTATCATAATCAATGGTGTAATCAGTTCTTTTTATCTTAAATATATTGCCAGTATTATTTTGTTTTTGTTTTGTTACATTCAGCTTTTCATTATTTTTAAATCTTTTTTTGGTGCTTTCAGAATATTCTTCCATTTGTGGGTTATATGTCGGTTGGCTATTATAAAAAACAGAAATTATTTCGTGTCTTTTTAAAGGAATTTTTTTAGCTAAAGCAAAAGCACCACCCATATTTTTATGCCATATCCAATCATATTTATAATTTTTTATATTACTCATTCTTAAAGCACTACTAAACGGTTCGCTACCAAACAACACTATTGCGCCGTTGGGTTTGATAATCCTGTTTAGTTGCTCCCACATCAAGTGGAAATCAATAACACTGTCCCACTTACAGGCTGTTGTGCCATATGGCGGGTCTGTGATAATAGCATCAATACTTTTATCTTGTATTGTTTTCATTATGTCTAAACATTCCCCCTTATAAAGTTTCATAGCTTATCTTTTATTTTGCGTTTAACTTTCTGATAGGTATTGTAAAGGCTTCTATACTCTATGTTGGTTTCCCTAGATAGTGCAGATATATTGTTAGTGTCCTGTACAAGTTCAAATACCTTTTTGTCGTACCAATGCATCTCATTTAGTGCTTGGTTTACTTTGTCAAAGGCTTCTTCAAATATCTTTTCATCTTCTAACTCTACCTTTGTCTTTTCTTCTATTAAGTGTTTTATGTAATCGTCTGTTAGGTCTACAACTTGTGTACGCTGCTCCTTACGGCATAAATCTAAAAACATACTGCGAAGCACCTTATAAATATAATAGTCGTTTATATCGTCTTTATACGAGATATCTATACCGTTCTGTATAAGCACTAGGAGTTTAAGATACATCTCCTGTACCAAGTCCTCGCTAGTGTCAGGATTGCACCCCCAACTACGGCAGTAGCTTATCCATTTATTGTGTTTGCTTGTTAGTATGTCGGTTATCAAAATAGTCGTGTTTGGTTTTTATGTTGTTCTATTCGTTTCATAGCAGCAGCATAATAGTCAGGGTCTAATTCACAAGCTGTAAGGTCATAGCCTAAATTATGACAGGCTATTGCTATACTTCCACTACCTAAATGAGTATCTAAAATATTATCCCCCTTTTTAGCGTAATTCATCAAAAGCCATTCGTATAGCTTAATAGGTTTTTGTGTTGGGTGTATTTTATTTGTATGGTTATGTTTATGTATGCCATAGTTAAACATTTTAGCAGGTTTTTTTAAACCCATACTAACCCAAGCATATTCAGCAGTTGCAAAATTATCTACGGTTTGTTTTTTATTCCATATACAAAAATACTCACTAGGTGGCATTACAAAATTATTTGCTCCCCATACTATCTGATTTTTAGATATTCTAAATAATTCTAACCAATACTTTTCACTTGGTTTGTTATCCCATTCGATACCGTTTTTAGATGTTCTCTTATCCATTTTAAAACGAGTATCGCCAAAACCTTTTTTAAACCTTTCAATACCATAAGGCGGGTCTACAATAGCAAGGTCAAAGTAGTTATCTTCATACCTTGCCATTAACTCCATATTATCTTCGCAAGTAATCATAAAAGTTCTGTTTGCTCACGTTTAGGATATTGTATAGGGTTCTTACCCTCTATTGTAAAGCCTACATTGTTTATTACGCTTTCTAGTCTTATAGGGTCTTCCATTGGTGTAGGTCTGCCACCTGTGTCTACATCTTTAATCTTCTTAATGTGCAAGTGTGAGTACATCCAATCAGCAGGGTGGTATATGTATCTGTGTATCACTAAAAAATTATCACACCTATTTACAAACTTACCTCCACCTTCAACTGATGCTGCACTAGGTGGAATAGGGTGTCCTTCGTAAAAGTGTCCTTTATGGTGTCTTTCCCTTAAACTTTGTGTGGCAGCGTGTGTACATACCCAAGTAGATATGTTATTCTCTTTGCAGAATATTCGTATCTCGCTTGTTGCTTGATAGTCGTACTCGTGTCCTGATATACCCTTTAGTACATCTTTGTCTTTGTTTAGTGAGTTGTAAGGGTCTAATAAAAACCCCTGATAATCCCAAGCCTTTTTTACGTGCTGTGCTAAATCAAGTAATGATTTGTAAGTGTATAGCTTTGAACCATCAATAAATTTAAAGTGTTCGTTAATCCACTTTACTTGCTCCTTGTAGTGTGTTTCCTCTATTTTGTTTATTGGTTTGCCCTCTCTAAATTCTACTATTTTTCTTATAATAGAATAAGGCTCATTCTCACTACTAAACACAAGCCATTTAATGCCGTGCTTCATAGCGTATAGTGTCATTAGGTACAGGACTAGAGATGTTTTCCCTACGTTTGCGTGTCCTAGTATAATATTAAAATCCCCATACTTAAACCTAAAGTGTTCATCAAGTCTAGGAATACCCAAGCGGAGACCTGTTTTCAAAGTCCCTGCTCGGTATTCGTCTAACTTCTTTATGTGGTTGTCTAGCTGTATAAGCATTAGAAAGGCAAGTCTGCTTCTCGGTCAGGAGAATGTTGTGCTGTTGTTACTTCCTTTGACTTCTGCACTTCATAAGTGTTAAGCATTGAGTACAATCCTTTCTCACTTTTAGCTATCGTAATTGGAATAGAACCACGCTCATTGACGTTTGCTCTATTTTGGTTTATCCAATTTATCATCTCGTCTGCATTTATTTTAATGTCGCAAACTATCCATTCCTGTTTGTTGTCGAATATTCTCAATCCGTCTACCCAAGTTTTAGTCATAATATTTATTTTTATCCGTTAAACACGTAATTTTCAAATGTACGTGCTAAATTTATTATTTCAGTTGTATTTATTTCTTTCCCTGCATACAAGTCAGTTGCTCTATTCAAACTGCTTTGTCTTATAATGTATTTCTGTACATCATCTTTAGGATTAGAATAGTTGTTTTTAGGAGCAGGTGCTACGCTGCTTTTCTTGCCAAGTATTTTAGCCTTGTTTTTATTTTGGTCTAAATCATACTCGACTTCATCCCCCTCACTAAATGTCAATTCTTTAGGAGAATAAACATTAGGGTTATGTCCATTAGCGAATGTTACTGTGTATTTATTCATAGTAACTCCGTCAGGTAGTCTAAAACTTTCGCCTTTTACTACTGTATTTACTTTACTCGTATATATCATTTGTCATTATTTGTTGTGTAAGTATCTCTATTTTTGCTTCAAGCATTTCTACTTTTTTTCGTAATGCTTCGGCTTCTGCTTCTCTTAGCCGTAATAAATCCTCGTTATATGTCATATGCCAAAGCTACAAAAAATATTTTAAAAAAAAAGGGCTAGTAATAAAACCAACCCCTTTTCGAACAAACATATAGAGAAACTAACCTACAAGTGCAGGTTATACTTTAAACTTTTCAATCAACTCATTTAGGTCATCATTTGACAATTTAACTAAACCTCTAGCTTTTTGCTGTAACTTTTCTGCTGTACCATCTCCGTACTCTTTGTCTAAATTAAGCCCAAAGGTGTACTGTTCTCCCTGACCAAATAAGTTGCATTTAGGACATTGTACTTGTACATTAACCGTATCCCATCTAGTTGCATAATGTTTACGGCTCATAAAGTGTCCTGCGTGTAATCTACTTACATCATCTACTTTGCCACAAGTAAAACATTCAGCTTTGCCATTGTTTGCAAATCTATTGCGGATGTATAGGCTAAACACACTATCTAGCTTTTTAACTATTTTGCTTCTAGTCATTTATCCATAGCTTGTAATAAAGACTTACCAATAGGCTCATTGATACCCTGTATTGCTTTATATATTTTTCTTGACATACGCTTTACTTCTTGCTTCTCGGTCTTTGTACTATCACTACCTAGATTTGTATATAGGTTGCAATCTAATTCTAGTAGCTTGTCTATCTTCTGATTGTCTGTTATTTGTTCTGCTAATATGTTTTCTATCATATGCCAAAGATAAGCCTACTTCTAAACATCTAAAAATATAGTTTTGAACACATATATACTAACTGATATATAGTAGTTTTTATTTATAGTTATATGCTATATATAGTTGATGTTATATAGTAGTTATATGTTATATACTTGTTATACTATATATCAATATTATATATAACTATATATATATATATATAACTATATATTATTTAGTGATTTTTTTGTATTTTTCAAAGCCTCTACTGCCAAAATATGCAACATAAACAGTAACTAAAAGTGTTTTAAGAAGTTCCACCCATTCACTTCCTACTTTAAAAGGGCTATCGCTACTATCTAAAATAACAAACAAAGTGGTCATAAATGTTAAGTAAAGTAATGTTAGTGGTCTAGTGTTTTTGGATAACCAACTGTCAGAAGTCATATCACTATCCCATCTTTCAGTAACCTGCTCCATTTCTAGTATATCCATTTTAAGAAGTTCTAATGCCTTTTCTTTTTCAAATGGGGATAAACTATTGTCAGTATGTATTAAGTTCTTTAAAACACCTAAAAAGCCCTTGTCAGGCAATGTATTGGCTAAATTCTTAAATAAACCTTTCTCGCCTATTAGAAACTTACCTACTTTTGTATCTTTAAATGGTTTGCTCATAAGTTCTAAATTGTAACTGTATTAAAAACAAATATATGTTTAGTTCATTAAATGGGTAGTCTTCATTTTTAGGATAGTAAGATATACCACCTATAAACGAAGTAGGGAATAAAGATATAATTGCTATGCTCAATATATCCATATTACACCTTGTGTCTTGTCTTGGTCTATATCAGCGTGTATAAAAGTATTACCTACTCCTATCCTACTAAAACCTACATCTAAAAGGCAGTTAATTAAATCAAATCTATCTGTACTATTGTTACAAGCTATGTCTACTGCTAAACCTTTTAAATGGCTACTACCACCATTACCATCAGCATCAGGCATTTTGCCACCTACTGCTTCATTGTGTGCAGGTGTTCTAAAGCCACTTGTAATGTGTATAGGTTTGTCGAATTTATCTCTAACTTCGTCTAGCATTTCTAGTAAAGTCTTATCCATCATCTGACCACTACCTTGTACATCAGGGCTATCAAACTCGCTATAATTAAAGTATTTCACTTTTTCTTTTTTAACTCGTACCACTTTTGGGCAGTATAGCCAATAGTAACCAATAATAAAAGTATTTTAAGGCTATCTTCTAATATATCCATTGTGCTAACTGTAATAGCTGATAAGTTTATTGCGTAAAGTTTAAACGAGTTTAAGTCCATAATTAAAAGTTTCTACCTAAAAAGGTGTGAACACCGTTACCCTCTACTTCTATCTCTTTAGATACCCAACCATAAGGATAGTTAATATCTTGATTGCCATCTTCATCAGTTTCAGTAATCTCTGATGCGTTCCATAGAACATCAACAGAATACATATCCGATTGTACACCCTCTGTTAGCACCTCTCCATCTTCGTCAAATGTAGGCTGCTGTGTAAAGATATAACCTAATTTAACAACCGTATGGCTGTGCGAAGGGTGGCTCTCTCCATCTATATCGCTATGTGGTAAGGAAGCTATTCTTGTTTCTGCCAAATCTTGGCTTTCAAATTCATATTTCTTAAATATATATTTCATAATTAGCTTGTAAGTGTTTGTAATTCGCTGTCTGATAGTGCTGTGTCAAAGTACATTAGTTGTTTTAATTTACCTCTAAAATAAAATGTACTCCCTAAATTACCGTTTTGAAAATCTATTCTATCTAGTCCTGTTGGCATTGTTTTACCTGTAGCTGTAGAGCCTATTTGTGTGCCATTGATAAATAACGCTGTGTCGTTATCTTTATATTTTATAGCTATTTTATTATATTCAGTAAAACTATAACTTGTAGTAGAAAAACTTGCTTGAGTTGTTGTAGCAATAATATCAGCCCTAATTTGATTATTGTTATTACCTAATTGAATTAGTACCCTGTTTGCTGTTGTGCCGTCTGATATGTTTATTACTCTGTATGTGCCATCATTACCTAATGCAGCAGCTTCTATAAACAATGTACCTTCGCTATCATTAAATAAATTAGCGTCTCCTGCTCCACTTGCATAATCTACTGTCCTTGTAACTGCTGAACCGCTTGTTGGTATTATACTTGTACTATACGCTCCTTCTTCAATTTGCCCACCATATAAATAGACATTTTCGCCAGATGAATAACTCCCATTAAAATATAAAGCAAATTGTAAATTTGTTCCTGA